TTATTAAAGGTAATAAAATAATTTGTAGTATTGATAAAGATTTAAACCAGATTGCAGGTTTACATTATAATCCAACCGCTAAAGAGTTTTATGGAATAACAAAAAAACAAGCAGATTATAATTTTTTCTATCAATGCCTAGTTGGAGATGCCACAGATAATTATAAAGGAGCTCCTACCTATGGTGATGTTAAAACTAAAAAAACTTTAACAAAGAAAAAGAATTTATGGAATGTTGTAAAAACTTGTTTTAAAGAACAGGGACTTACAGAAAATGATGCTTTAATACAAGCACGTCTAGCAAGAATTCTTAGAAATACTGATTATGATTTTAAAAACAAACAACCTATCTTATGGAGTGGACAATGAACAGAAAAGATATACTAGACAAAGCAAGTAATTTAATAATGAATGATCGTGCTAAACAACATGGAGATATTGTTGTTAATCATGGTAATATTGCAAGATTGTGGTCTGCATACTTAACAAATAAAACAAGAGTAAACATTCCTATTAGTGAACAAGATGTAGCTCTTATGTTAAGTCTTTTTAAAATAGGAAGAACTCAAAACGGAAATCATACTGATGATAATTATATAGATGGAGCGGCTTACCTTGCTATTGGTGGTGAAATAATAAATATTAAATTAAATGGTCACGCTAAAGAAAGAGATAAATGGGACGACACCATTAGTAATGAACATAAAGAACAGCAACAAACTAATAATAATCACAGTCAAGATACATGAGCACAGTTAAAAGATGGAAGAAAAAAACGTACATGAGCGTAGATGTTTTATTAGAAGATGAATTTTACGCAAAAACACCTGATTTAGACAGATCATTCCCACCTAGTAGTAAAGCTAAATGGACTGTTCTTGAACAAAAAGATACCAGATCAACTTTAGAAGAATTACCAATAGAGGAAGAAAAAAATGAAGAAACTCCTAAAGAAAATCCTAGCATGGATAAGTCAGAACCCACCCAAGTATAAGTTTGTCTTCGTATTATGGGAAGATGCAAACTCCGACAGTTCGTGGAATGATATTCCTACGATAGAACAAATGCTACCTACTATTTGTATGAGCGTTGGTTTTCTAATAAATCACACCGAAGATGCTTTTATCTTAGCATCTGATTTCACAACAGACGAAAAAAATGGCAAGTATACCTTTTCAGAAGCAGGTAATACTATGGTCATTCCTACCAAAAACGTACTAAAAGTAGTACCAATCCCCCTTAAAATACAACCTAAATAGTTGCTCTCTTGGATATAACGTATGATTACTCAAGAACTTATTGATTATTTAGATAAACAATTCCCTAATAAATCTCCAGACTTAAATGACACAGATCGTCAGATTTGGTTTAAATCTGGTCAATCAAGCGTTGTTTCTCATTTAAAGAAAATTTTAAATGAAGACGAAAATAACATCTTAAATAAAAAAGTAATAGGAGACCTTAAATAATATGTGTGTAATGAGAAGACCGAAGTTACCTCCACCACCAGAACCTTTAGCTCCACCTGCAACCGAAGTTAATATCGGTGAAAATAGAAAGCAGAAGAAAAAGCTAAAAACAGTAAAGACTAAAGTTTCAAGATCGGGTGCTAAATCAGGTAAACAGGCTTTAAAAATACCTTTACAAGTTGGTGGAACGACATCTGGTTCTGGAGCAAACGTATACAAACCAACTCCGTAATAAAATAATATGAACTATAAATCATCAAAATCACGATACACTACACTAGAGGGTATTAGAGACCCATTTTTAGATCGGGCAAGAGATAGTGCTGAGTTTACTATTCCATCTATAATGCCTCGTGATTATCACAATGAGCATACGACCTTATACACTCCGTATCAAGGTATTGGTGCTAGAGGTGTCAACAACCTTTCTGCTAAACTTCTTTTAGCTTTACTTCCCCCAAATCAACCATTCTTTAGATTAACATTAGACGAATTTACTTTGTCTGAATTAGCGGGTCGAGATGATATGAAAGGCGAGTTTGAAAAAGCTATGAGCTCTATTGAAAGAGTTGTTATGAATGAGATGGAAGTTAATAATTTTAGAAATGCTTTATTTGAAGCAATTAAACATCTTATGATTTGTGGAAATGTTTTACTTTATATTACTCCAGACCTTAAGATGAAAGTATATCATCTAGATAGATATGTAGTTAAAAGAGATGGAATAGGAAATGTTTTAGAAATTATAACTAAAGATATGGTAGCTCCTAATGCTTTAACAGAAGAACAAAAGTTATTGATTGAGGGAGATAAAGATAAAGAAAGTTATGATAATAATTGTGAAATTTATACTTGTGTTAAAAGATCAGAAAATGGAAAAAAATGGTTAGTCCATCAAGAAATTAAAGATCAAATTATTCCGTCATCTGTTGGTTCTTATCCAATAGATAAAAATGCTTTTATACCTCTAAGATATACTTCAATAGATAATGCTGATTACGGCAGAGGATTTATTGAAGAATATATCGGTGATCTTCGTAGCTTAGAAGCATTATACAGATCTGTTGTAGAAGGTTCTGCGGCGGCTAGTAAAGTTTTATTTTTAGTAAAACCAAATGGTTCAACAAGATTAAAAACATTATCTGAAAGTCCTAACGGTGCTATTAGAGAGGGTAATGCAGAAGATGTTACTACACTTCAAGTTAATAAATTTTCTGATTTTAATATAGCTTTTCAAACAATGAAACTTATTGAAGAAAGATTACAATTTGCTTTTATGCTTAATACATCTGTACAAAGAAACAATGACAGAGTTACAGCAACAGAAATTAATTTCGTTTCTAAAGAATTAGACGACAGCTTAGGCGGTTTATATTCTTTATTATCACAAGAGCTTCAACTTCCATTAATAAACAGATTAATGTTTCAAATGGAAAAGAAGAAAGCATTACCACCATTACCTAAAGATAGTGTACGTCCTAAAATTGTTACAGGATTAGAAGCTCTAGGTAGATCGAGTGATTTGCAAAGATTGAATATGTTTGTTCAACAGTTACAACCATTTGCACAACAACTAATGACATACTTAAATTTAGATGAATATGTTAAAAGAGTTGGAACATCTCTAGGCGTTGAGATGGAGGGACTTATTAAGTCACCTGAGCAAATACAAGCTGAACAACAAGCTATGCAACAACAAGCTATGATGGAACAAAATACTCCTGCCGTTGTTAAAGAGGGTGCGGGTATGGTTCGAGATAGCTTTAAGGACAGGGAAAAAAACTAATAAGGAGAAACAATGGTTGAAAAAGTAGATATACCTGTCGAAGAAAAACAAGAAACACAGGAATACTTAGACGAAATGTCTAAGAAAGTTGATGTAGCTAATGAAGTAAAAACTGAAGAAGCTCCATCTACTGAAGAAGCAAAACCTATACTTGGTAAATTTAAAACTCAAGATGATTTAATTAAATCTTACCAAGAATTAGAAAAGAAATTATCTGAAAGACAAGAAGATAAAACTTTTGAAAATGAAAAAACAGAAGATAAACCGCTTGAGGCAGGTAAATTTGATTTTGCGAGTGCAGAAAAAGAATTTACTGAAAAAGGAGAATTAAGTGAAGATACTCTTAATAATCTTGAAAAGATGGGACTTCCTAAAAGTTATGTAGATAATTACATAGCAGGTTTGGAAGCTCAGTCACAAGCATTTGAGCAAACCGCTTATAATGCAACAGGTGGTGAAGAAAATTATAAAAGTATGACTGATTGGGTAACACAAAATTTACCTCAAGAAGAAATACAGCAGTTTAACGATAGTATAAACCAAAGTAATGATAGTGCTATGTTTGCTATTAAAGGTATGTACGCTAGATATTCTGCTGAAACAAGAGAACCAAACCTTTCAACAGGAGATAATTCACAATCAAGTGGCTCTGCTTATGAAAGTGTTGGTCAAATGAAAGCTGATATGTCAGACCCTAGATACGCTACTGATAGTGCATTTAGAAAAATGGTAGCTGACAAAGTAGCAAGATCAAAAGTAATATAGAATTCTTAGGATAAATTGCTGTCCTAGAATAGCAAGTAAAAGTAAGACTTAACCCGTCTGAGGACGGACAATTCTGAAACTGAAATTACTATCGCTCAATTAGCAACAACCCTAAACAAAGGAGATATATATAATGGCAAATTATACTGTATCAAACATAGGGCAAAACGCTGGTTCAGGTAGTACAACAGCATCTTTCTTGAAAGTATTTTCAGGAGAGGTCATTACTGCTTTTGAAACAGCAAACTCAACACTAGACAAACATTTAGTTCGTACAATTTCTAGTGGAAAGAGCGCCCAGTTTCCTATCGTTGGTAAAGCAACTGCTTCTTACCATACAGCAGGAAATGAAATCACAGGTGGTTCAATAACTCACAATGAGAGAACAATCTCTATTGAGAACTTATTAATCGCTCCTGTGTTTATCGCTAAGATAGACGAAGCTATGTCTCATTATGATGTAAGATCCATCTACTCGAAAGAGCTAGGTCGGGCACTTGCAAATCAGATGGACAAGCACGTTTATCAAAACTTAATCTTAAACAGTAGAGCATCTGCACTTTCGCCACAAGCGGCGGGAACAGCATTGACTGACGCTGACTTTGAAACCAATGCGGCATCTGCGGCGGCAACTATATTTAGTGCGGCTAAAACTATGGACGAAGCTGATGTTCCTGCAGACGATAGATATGTAGCTGTTAGCCCTGCGGCTTACTACAATCTAATTCAAGGAACTACTGTTATAAATAGAGATTGGGGTGGAAGCGGTTCTTACTCTGACGGTAAGGTATTAAAAGTTGCAGGAATGAATATTATTCCTACAAACAACATACCTACTACAAACATAACTTCTGGAGTTGCTCAAGGTTCTAGCACTAATTTTGCAGGAAACTTTTCAACAACAGTTGCTTGTGCTTGGCAGAAAAACGCAGTTGGAACTGTTAAGTTAATGGATTTAAGTACAGAAATGGACTACCAAATCCAAAGACAAGGTACATTAGTTGTAGCTAAATATGCTATGGGTCATGCACCTCTAAATCCAATCTGTTCGATTGAAATTAAAACTTCGTAATTAATTTTACGTTGTTTTATCTTTGGGAGGCGGCTTCGGTCGCCTCTCATTTAACTAATAGGAATTTTTAAATTATGGCAACAGTAACAAGTAAATTAGAATCAATAAATGTAATGCTTACTTCGATTGGTGAAAGTCCAGTCAACACCATTACATCTTCTACTACTACTGATGTTTCTATTGCTGTACAAATTTTAGATAATGTTTCAAGAGAAGTACAAAGTGTAGGTTGGCATTTTAATACAGATGTAAACTATAAACTTGCTAAAAACACATCTAATCAAATTGTTTTACCATCAAATTGTTTAAGAGTAGATAACACACATCAAGATGCAGATTTAGATTTAGTAGAAAGAAACAGAAAACTTTGGGATAGAAAAAACCATACTTACACTATTGAACAAGATGTAAGAGTAAACATAACTTGGTTATTAGAATTTACAGAAATACCAGAAACAGCTAGAAGATACATTACAATAAGAGCGGCAAGAATTTTTCAAGATAGAATGTTAGCTTCTGACACTTTACATAAGTTTCATCAAGTTGATGAAATACAAGCATTAGCCGCTTTAAAAGAACATGAGGGTGATACAAGAGATCATAGTATATTTGATAACTATTCTACTTATAGAGTAATTGATCGTGGTAATTATCAACCGAATAAAACTACAATAAACAATGAATAATGAGTGCAAGATTAATTTCAAATTCAATTCCAAATCTTTTAAATGGAGTTTCACAACAACCAGATACAGTAAAACTACCTAATCAAGCGGTTTTACAAGAAAATGGTCTTTCTGATATTATTACTGGTTTAGGTAAAAGACCACCAACTGAACATATAGCTAAATTAAATTCAGATACTTTAACTAATAGTAAAGTCCACGTTATAAATAGAGACAGCTCTGAACAGTATGTTTGTCTTTTAAATAATCAAAGTATTAAAGTTTATGATTTAGCGGGAAATGCTAAAACAGTTGTTTCTCCTAATGGTGTAGGATATTTAACTTCTAGTGCACCTACAAGTGATTTTAATTTAGTAACTGTTGCAGATTATACTTTTATAATTAATAAAACTAAAACAGTTGCAAAGTCTGGAAGTACAACAAGTGCTAGACCAGATGAAGCATTATTTTATGTAAAGAATGGACAATATAAAGCTACTTATGAAATTAAAATTGATGGAGCTGTTCAAGCAAGTTTTACAACTTTAGATAACTCAAGTTCTGGTAATGCAAGTTCAATTACTACATCTAATATAGCACAAGAATTATATAATGATTTAAACTCTAACTTAAGCGGTTACAATGTTGTTTTAGATGGTTCTTTAATTTATCTTTCTAAAAACTCTGGAACATTTACAGCAGAAATTAAAGATGGCTTAGGTGGAGATGGTTTAATATTAGTAAAAGATAAAACCAATTCTTTTGCTGATTTACCATATAAAGGTTACACAGGTTTTATGGTTGAAGTAGTTGGAGAAGGTGGAACTGAATACGACAACTATTATGCTAAATGGGACGGAACTGCTTGGGTCGAAACTGTTAAAGATGCTTTAGATAATAATTTTGATGCAAGTACAATGCCTCATGTACTAATTAGAACTGCTGATGGTAACTTTCGTTTTTGTCAAGCAGATGGTACTAGCTATACTATATCAAGCACAAGTTATACTGAACCAAATTTTACAGGAAGAACAGTAGGAGATACAACTACAAGTCCTGACCCAACATTTGTTGGAAGAAAAATTAATGACATATTCTTTTATAGAAATAGATTAGGATTATTAGCTGATGAAAATATAATATTTTCTAAAGCAGGAAATTATTTTACTTTTTGGGCTACAACAGTTACTACACTTATTGATGATGATATGATTGACTTAGCGGTTAGTCATAACAAAGTATCTATTTTAAAATATGCTGTACCTTTTAATGAACAGTTAGTTTTATTTTCAGATCAAACACAATTTACTCTTGATACAGAGGAAGTTTTATCTGCTAAAACAGTTTCAGTAAACCAAACAACTGAGTATGAAATTGATGATACTTGTAGACCTATTGGATTAGGACAAAATATTTACTTTGGTATAGCAAGAGGTAGTTTTGCAGGTGTAAGAGAATATTATGTTACATCTGATACAGAAATTAAAGACGCATTAGATACAACAGTTAATTTACCAAGATATATTAATGGTGGTTTATTAGCTTTAAGAGGAAGCTCTGCTGAAAATACATTATTTGGTATAGCTTCTGGTAATAGAAATCATTTATTTGTTTATAAATATTATTTTGATGCCAACTTAAAAGCTCTACAACGATCTTGGTCTAAATATACATTTGCTAGTGCAGATGTTTTATTAGATGGAGAATGTATACAAAACTATTTGTATCTTGTTGTTAAAAGAGCAGACGGAACTTATTTAGAAAAAATGAATTTAAAAACTAATGAGGAAGATACTGGTTTAGATTTTCCTATATTAGTTGATAGAAAAACAACACTTACTGGTGTTTATAATAGTGGTACTAATAAAACTACTTGGACAACTCCATATCAAGAAACAGAACCTAGAGAAGTTGTTTTAGGTGGAGCTTGGTCTTCTACACAAAAAGGAAGAAATTTAGTTTTAAGTAG